GTCGCTCTGTGCGAAATTTAGTGGAAACTATTCCTACAGAGCGATTTTTTCAACCTCTTTTGGGGTCTGATGTGCGTTCTAGTTTATTTGACTTCGTTGATTATGGCACTGCGACCATAATTCAAGAGCAAATCTTGACTACAATCGAAAATTTCGAGCCAAGAGTGGCAAATGTTGAGGTTCAGGTCAATCCACAACCAGATACCAACACTTTTGAGTGTAATATCGTCTTTGATATCATCGGTCAGGACTTTCCAGTACAAGAATTTACATTCATCCTAGAGGCAACAAGATAATATGCCTTTTACTAAGTTTACAAACCTCGATTTTGACCAGATAAGGGCGCAAATTAAGGATTATCTTCGTGCAAACTCCAATTTTACGGATTTTGACTTTGAAGGGTCCAACTTTTCGGTCTTAATCGACACTCTAGCGTATAATACCTACATCACGGCATTCAATTCCAACATGATTGTCAATGAATCCTTCTTGGATTCGGCAACATTGAGGGAAAATGTCGTATCGTTAGCAAGAAATATCGGATACGTACCTCGCTCCAGGAGCGCCGCTAAGGCGACTGTGACGATTAATGTAGAAACTAGCGCAGACACTCCTACAGTGACCTTAGTGGAGGGTCTAGTGTGCGTTGCGTCGTCAAATAACACTAGTTTTGTCTTCTCAATCCCAGAAAGCATCACTACTACGGTGAAAGATGGGAAGGCATCATTCTCAGGTATCGAAATATATCAAGGAACTTTCCTAAAAAACATTTTTACTGTTGATGGCTCACTGGACCAGAGATTTATTCTCAATAATTCCTTCATTGACACCTCAACAATCGTTGCATATGTCAAAGGACCTAGCGAAACGGGTCTTGGAAGAGAATATTCACTGATTGACAACATCCTGAATGTCAAATCAACATCAGAAACCTATCTGATTCAGGAAGTTCAGGACGAAAAGTATGAATTGCTGTTTGGTGACGGTTTCTTTGGCAAGAAATTAGAGAATCAGTCAGTCATTACAGTCTCATACATCGTCACTGATGGTAAAGATGGTAATGGACCATCGAATTTTGCCTTCTCAGGTCGTGTTGTTGACTCATCTAACAATGTTATTGCACTTTCCAGTGCATCTGTAACCACCACCAGTGCTGCCTCTAATGGCGGCGACATCGAGTCTATTGACTCAATCAAATACTTTGCCCCAAGAATCTATTCATCGCAGTACAGGGCGGTTACAGCACGCGATTACGAAGCGATTATCCAATCCATCTACCCCAACACTGAGTCAGTCTCTGTTGTTGGTGGTGAAGAGTTAGACCCACCACAGTTTGGTAATGTAATCATCAGCATCAAACCAAAGAATGGTGATTATGTCTCTGACTTCGACAAGAATAATATTCTGAGTAAGTTAAAGAATTACTCACTGTCAGGCATCAATCAGCAGATTGTAGACCTTAAGGTCCTTTATGTTGAGATTGACTCTGCAGTTTACTACAATAATGCTCAGGTTTCTAATGTCAATGACTTGAAGTCTAGAATTGTAGATACCCTGAATACTTTCTCCACATCAAACATCAATCAGTTTGGTGGTAGATTTAAGTATAGTAAACTTGGACAGACGATTGATAATGTTGATAATGCGATTACATCTAATGTAACCCGTGTTATTATCAGAAGAAACCTGAAAGCACTTATTAATCAGTCTGCACAGTATGAGTTGTGCTTTGGAAATACTTTCTACAAGAAGTCTGGTGGTCTGAATATCAAGAGCACTGGGTTTACTCTTGCAGGAAGAAGTGGCACATTCTACTTCACTGATACTCCAGATGCAACTGGCAACATGGGTGTCATTTCAGTTGTCCAAGAGAATGAGGAAACTGGTGAATATAAGGTCATTGTTAAGTCTGCAGGCACTGTAGATTATGCAAAAGGTGAGATTATCATCAATACACTTAACATCACATCTACGACAGCAGCAAACAATATTATTGAGATTCAGGCATACCCAGAATCTAACGATGTAATCGGTCTCAAAGACCTATATCTGAGTTTTTCTGTTGCCGATAGCACCATAAATATGGTTAAGGATACGATTAGCTCTGGCGAACAGATTTCTGGCGTCGGATACAAAGTTACTTCTAGTTACTTAAACGGAGAACTAAAGAGGGTATAAGATGATAAAAACTGGATTTGAGACGAGGGTAAAAGTTCAGCAAGTTATTGAGAACCAATTACCCGAATTTCTACGTTCCGAAAGCCCAAAGGCAGTAGACTTTTTAAAGCAGTATTATATTTCTCAGGAATATCAAGGTGCTCCAGCAGACCTTGCTAATAACCTTGACCAATATCTCAAGTTAGACAACCTCTCACCAGATGTTATCACTGGTCAGACTACCCTGTCTTCAGATATTACTACTTCTTCTGATACAGTTGAGGTAGCATCGACGAAGGGATTCCCTGAACAGTATGGTCTGTTTAAGATTGATAGTGAAATTTTCACTTATACTGGTATCACCACAAACTCTTTCACTGGATGTGTAAGAGGATTTAGTGGTATTACTTCCTATAGGACTGATGACAATCCAGAAGAATTAATATTCTCCTCATCCAGCAACGCAGCGCACACTTCTGGTGCCAAGGTTGAAAACCTTAGTGCTAAGTTTCTGCAAGAGTTTTATAAAAAACTCAAGTATTCTCTGACGCCAGGTCTGGAGAATGTTGCTTTCACAAGTGACTTAGATGTAAACAACTTTGTCAAAGAGGCAAGAAGTCTCTATGAGTCAAAGGGCACAGAGGAATCATATAGAATTCTCTTCAATGCACTGTATGGTGTAACTCCAAAGGTTGTTGACCTCGAAGATTATCTTCTCAAGCCTTCTACAGCAGAATATTTGAGAAGAGAAGTTGTTGTAGCAGAAAGAATTTCTGGCGACCCAACCAAACTTATTGGTCAAACTATCAAGAAATCGACTGATGAAGAAACTCAGGGGTCGGTATCTGAAGTAGAAATCTTTACCAGGTCTGGAATTTCTACTTACTATAAGTTAAATCTGTTTGTTGGATACAACGATAGAGATTTAATCGAAGGCACTTTCAATATTCAACCAAAGACTAATGTAATCAACAGTGTTTCTGTTGGGTCTTCTATCATCACCGTAGATTCTACGATTGGTTTTAATGCTAGTGGCACTCTGATTTCTGGTGACAATACTGTAACATACACTGGAAAGACTGTAAACCAGTTCTTAGGTTGTAGTGGTGTTGATACTGCAATTGATGTAAAGGATGAAATCAGGACCAGTGAAGTCTTTGTCGGTTATGAAAACGGAGACACCAGTAAGAAAGTCGAAATCCGTCTGACAGGCGTAATCTCTGATTTTGAATTGAAGAGTGATGTTCTTCTTTCTTCAGAAGGTCAGAGAGTATATGTCAAGAATGTTGGTGAGAAGATTACCAATCCAGAGTCTGATGCATCATTCAAGCAAATCTTTGCAAACTCTTGGATTTACAACACCAGCTCCAGATATCAAGTAAAGAGTATCAGTGGATCGACTTTTGAATTGAGGTCTGATATTGATAAGTCAAGTCTTGCTGTAGGTGATACTGTAGATATCCTTGAGGGTAATACGGAAACGGTTGCACACTCTGATGCTATTGTTGGTAGTATTTCTGGACATGATGTAACTCTAAACAATCTTACAGGTTTTACTGAAGACACTGATAAGAATTACACTATCAGAAGAAAGTTAAAGACTGCTAGTAGTAGTGGCACACCAGTTTTGTATGGTGATGACCTGGTTACCAGTGATGTCCAGAATGTTTATAATGAGAAAGATGAGTACTTCTATGTTGCATCCAACTCTTTACCATCTTACGAAATCACACAAGATGTAAAGAAAGCAACACTAGCATCCGCTACCAGTAGTGCTCTGCAAGGATACAACTCCAACACTGAGAAATATACCATCCTTTCATTTGGAAGTGATGTCCCCTTTGTAACTGGCGACAAAGTATATTACTCAGCATCAGGCACTGCTCTCTCTGGATTACCAGAAGGTGAGTATTATGTCAGAGTTCTTCCTGCAAAGAATAAAATCAAACTGTATCTGTCACACTCTCTGGTTGACATCGATACTCCTGCAGAATTTACTTCAACAACCACAACAGGGTCCCACACCTTTGTCTTAGTTGAGCAGAAAGTAGAGAAGGTATATCCTCAGCAACTTCTTAAGAAGTTTCCAGCAGAGAAAAATATCAAGATTGGAAACAAAACCGAAACTCTTCCAGGGTCCACAGGTCTTCTGGTTAATGGTGTTGAGGTATTAAACTATAAGTCTGAAGATAAGATTTACTATGGTCCTGTATCTTCTGTCGATGTATACAATGGTGGTAAAGAATATGATGTAATCAATCCACCAACAATCAAAATCTCAGCACCTGCTTCAGGAACAACTGCTTTAGTCAGACCTGTTGTATCTGGTGTTGTTGAAGATATTATTGTTGACCCACAAAGTTTTGATATCAAAGATGTTACCTCAGTAACAATCGAAGGTGGTAATGGTAGTGGTGCAGTTTTAAAACCAATCGTAGAAACAAGATATAGAGAAGTTGAGTTTAATGGAAGCTCTTCCGTAATCGGTGGGTCTATTGACTTTACTAACGATGTTATTGTATTCCCATCAAATCACAACTTAGAGGATGGCGATGCCATTGTCTATAATAGAAATGGCAATACTGCTATCGGCATTGGAAGCTATGGTGGAAGTAATGCATCAACTGGAAACACCCTGATTAGTGGGTCTGTATATTATGCAGAGGTAGTTAATTCAACTAATATCAAACTGTACCAATCCTTCGGGTCTTATCAGTCTGGTATTAACACTGTAGGTTTCACTTCAGCAACTTCACAAGGCACTCACAAGTTTAAGACTTTTGAGGCAAGAAAGACTTTGACTTCAATCAAAGTCTTAAATCCTGGTAGTGGATATACTAATAAGAGACTGATTGCAAGTCCATCACAAGTATCAACTATTGAGGATACTATTACAACAGAAAATCATGGTTTTGCTGATGGCGATTTAGTTGTCTACACTACTGCTGGCACTGTCATTGGTGGACTGACTAGTGGTAATGAGTATTATGTCATACGTGTCGATGATGATACATTCCGTTTAACCGACACTCAAACCAACTTCACAAGAAGAAAGCACATCAATCTTACTTCTGCTGGTGTAGGATATCAAAACTTCTCATACAAAGATATCACAGTAACAATCAATGCAGAGTATAACAACTCTTCAGATAGTATTACTGCCACTCCAATCGTCAGAGGTTCTATTGAAAGTGTAAATCTTTATGAGAATGGCACTGGATATGGGTCCACTGTCCTCAACTTCCACAAGAGACCAAATGTTTCTGTGGAAATTGGAAAGGATGCAGAGTTAACCCCAATCATTTCCTCAGGTAAGATTAGCAGTGTTGTCATTGCAAATGCTGGCACTGAGTATACATCTGCTCCACTGTTGACTGTAAAGGGTGCTGGTGCAGGAGCAAAACTCAGAGCGGTTGTTTCTTCTGGTAAGATTACCAGTGTTGTCATTGTCAATCCTGGAATTGGATATGGTAGTGACACAACTATCACTGTATCTCCAAATGGAAGGAATGCTATCCTTGAAGCATCAGTAAGAGACCTTACTGTTAATAAGTTTAGTAAGTTTGATACTGAGATTGTTATTGAAAATCCAGACAATGCTCAGGGTCTTGAGTATGCATATGTTGGATATTCAACTTCAATCGGCAATGATGTATTTGGTGATGACGGAAATCAGCACTCACCAATCATTGGATGGGCATTTGATGGCAACCCAATCTACGGTCCCTATGGATATACGGATGCTGATGATGTAAACTCTACAGTAAAACTACTTCAATCTGGATATACTGCTTCAACTTCAAATGTTGTTGATAGACCATCTTCATTCACATCAGGTTTCTTTGTAGAAGATTATCTTTACAATAATTCTGCAGACCTTGATGAATACAATGGTAGATTTGAAAAGACGCCAGAATTCCCTAACGGTGTCTATGCATATCACGCTACAGTTGCTACATCGGATAGAGCACCACAATTCCCATACTTTATTGGAAACTTCTACCACTCACTGCCTGTTGAGCAAAACTTAAATCAGACATTTGACTTTAATAATTCTGAATTGGTAAGAAACACCTTACCATATAAAGTGGCAGATGCTTTTGCTGATAACGACTTTATCAATGAGGCAAACGAAGCTCTTATTCAGAATGCAGTAATCGAATCAATCAGCAAAGGGTCAGTTACTAATCTCACAGTCAATGAGGCTGGAGATGGATATAAAGTTGGTGATGTTGCAGTATTTGATAATACCGATACTAATGGTGGTGGAATCAGTGCTGATGTGAGAAGCATCAAAGGCAAATCAATCACTGACATTACAACAGTGGTTGATACTTACGAGTCGGTTAAAGTTGTATGGGAGAATGCAAATTCAGTATCTCTGCACATTGATAACAAACTCCATCAAATCTCCAATGAAGATAGCGTAACTGTTTCTGGTCTTTCAACTTTCGTTAATGGTCTTGCAAAGTCCCATGTTGTTGCAATCTCTTCAGAGACCACATATCTTGTATCAGAAGTTCCAAGCAACGCAACTGCTGGTGTTGTTACTGACATCTATGTTGCAAGAATTCCAGTAAGTCTGTCAGTTGGGTCTACTGTGGCAATCGGTACGGAGAAACTTTCCGTATTGAATATATTCCCCCAAAACAAAGTTGTAAGGACCCTGAGAGGCGTCACAGGCACCGCTCACACTGCATCTACAGAAGCAACTATCCTTGATGGAAAACTGAGCGTATCTGTCAACTTACCATACTTTGAATCATCATTGAATGAGAAAGTATACTTCAATCCAACTCAATCTGTTGGTATTGGGTCTACTGCTGGTATTGCTGTATCTTCAGAATACACTGTTGGTGTAGTAACTAGCACAATATCAATCCCAACCCAAAGCATCTATCTTCCAAATCACCCATTCAAAACCTCTCAGCAGGTAACATTCTCTAAGGCATCTGGAGCAAATCAAGTCTCAGTATCCAGCACTGAGTCTAGCTTCACCTTTGACCTCCCTGAAACACTGTTTGTAATCAATAAGTCTAAGGATTATATCGGTCTTACAACTTCTGTTGGTTTGACCACAAACACAAATGGTCTATTCTTTAGAAGTTTCACTGCAAATAACGATGGCACTGACTATCGCTATGCTCTTGAAACCAACCATACTCAGGTAACTGCAAAGGTTGAGAAGATTGTTTCTACAGTTTCCGTCTCAACTTCACACTCTTTAGAGAAGGGTGATACTATTACTCTGAGCGTAAAACCAGAGCAGGTTGTTGGTATTGGATCAACTACACCAGTTTCTGTCAAATTTAATTCAACTCATAATAAGTTGCTGTTGAATACAGTAGGATTTACCTCTGTTGGTGTTAATACAACTTCTAATGAGATTACACTGAGTAATCATAAGTTTGCTACAGGAAACAAAGTATTCTACGATTCATCAAATACTTTGATTTCTGGTCTTTCAACTGGATCTTACTTTGTTTATAAAGTTGATGATGACACAATTCAACTGGCAGAGACACATTATGATGCTGTTTCCAACCCACCAACTGTAGTAAGTTTTGCTTCTACTGGTGGTTCTGGTCAGGAGATTTCCCCAATCAATCCACAAATCAGAATTGATAGAAATAACAGTCTCAAATTTGACCTGACAGATTCATCTCTGGAAGATTATAAGTTTAAGATTTTCGAAGACAGTAACTATTATAATGAGTTGGTTTCTACTGGATCCACTACATCGTTTAGTGTAACTGGTGTTGGCACTGTTGGCGTCTCAACGAATGCTGCTTTGACTTTGAATTATAGTGATGGTCTTCCTTCTATCTTATACTATTCTCTTGAGAAAAGTGGATACATTACGACTGCAGACAATTCTGTCAAGAATAACTCTCAGATTTCATTCCATAATAGTGTTTATAATGGAAGTTATGAAGTCTTCGGTATTGGCACAACTACATTCAAGTTAGCACTGAAGAAGACTCCTGAATTCCTCTCATACACTCAGGATGATGTTGATACTCTTGAGTATTTCACAACTTCTACTACAGCAAGTGGTGGCGTCAAGTCTATGAGAATTATCTCTGGAGGAAACAACTATAAGAAACTTCCAGAATTCTTGAGAATTACTTCTACCAATGGAACGGGTGCTGACATTATTCCTTCATCCAATACTATTGGTAGAGTAAAGGAAGTGTCTGTTGATGATGCTGGATTTGACTTCTCTGCTGATAAGACCCTCAATCCTGAAGCATTCATTTCGCCAACAATCAATCTCATCAATAGAGATATTGTTACAGGTATTTCTGTTGTATCTGGTGGTCAAAACTACACATCTGCTCCAGATTTGGTTATCGTAAATCCAAATACTGGTGAGGCATATTCAAGCGGTGTCTTAGAAGCAAATGTCCAAGGCTCTGCAGTATTCTCTGTTGATATTCTGGAGTCGCCTAGAGGACTTCCTCAAATCAACAATAAAGTTTATGCAATCAATAATAGTAATGGTATTGGTATTCAGAGTGCATATTCATCATCTGCTGGATTGGTAACCTGCTATATCGCAACACCAGTCCTAGGATTCTCCACCGCACCATTCAGTGTTGGCGATAAAATCTTTGTTGAGGGTATTAGAAAGTATGGCACTTCTGGAGATGGTCACAACTCAACAGACCTTGGATATAAATTCTTCACTGTCTCCTCTTACACAAATTCAAACCCTGCTAGAGTAGAGTTTAATATTTCCGACTTTACATCAAATCCTGGTGTAGCGGTCACCGTCCAAAATCTCTATGCATCCATTATTAAGGAAGAAGATTATCCAACCTTCGAAATCACTCAGGAATCTGCAAGATTTATCATCTCCGAAAATATACTGACACTCGAAGGTGGAGTTTATGTAGAAAGAGATTTGATTATTGAAGAAGACCTTGAAGATTCTATCAAGGTATTTGGCACTTATGAACTCAGTCAAGATGAAGTAATTCGTGGAAAGTATTCTGGTGCTGAAGCAACTATCAAGTCTCTTGTTGACAATAAGGGTATATTCAAGATTGATTATTCAACTAGAAAGAATCTTGGATGGTCGAATGATATTGGAAAACTCAATCAAGATTATCAGGTAACTCCAGATAACGATTATTTCCAAAATCTCTCTTACACCATCAAGAGTCCAATTGAATATGAGGACCTGGTAAATCCTGTAAATAGACTTCTTCATACCGCAGGACTTAAGAATTTCGCTGACACCGAAATTGTTAATACCACTAAAGCAGGCATTGGTACAACATCACAATCAACAACACTTTCTCTTGTCGATATTATTTCTGAGCAAAGAGTTGATACTATTAACGATTTTGATTTGAGTGTTGATATTGATACTGTTACTAATAGTCCTGAGAAATCCAAATATATTAAATTGAAAAATAAGAAGTTAGCAGACTACATTAGATGTCTGTCTAACAGAGTATTGTTTATGGACAATATTAGCTCACAATTCTCAAATGAAGGTGATGCTGATTTGTTTGTTGATGTTTTAAATTACAGTATCAACGATGGTTATAATAGATTCCTGATTCAAACTATCAATCCAGATAGCACTGAAAGACAAATCTCAGAAATCATTACTCTTCCAACTGAGTCTGGCGAGATTATTACCTTTGAAAGGGGAATGCTTTCAAGTGGTGAAGAAAGAATATCTGATGTTGCTGGAAACATTTCAGAGTTTGGTGCTCTTACTCTTAGATTTACTCCAACTGAGTTGTATGATTCGGATTATGATATCAAGATTCTGAGAGACAACTTCTCCTCATCTCTTGCTGGTATTGGCACACAAACCATTGGATTTGTTAATCTGACTGGATCTAATGTTTCAGTTGCAGCAGCAACTACAGAAACTATCATTAGTGCTACAACTTCTTCTACAGAATCATTCTTCATCAATGCAGAAGTAGAGAATTTGACAACCAATGAAATGAATTATGTTGAGATGTTTGTTGACCACAACGGCACAGACACCTTCATTTCTGAATACTACCTTGACAACTCCCAATCAGAATCTTCCAACTTCATCGGCACATTTACTGCAGATATAGATTCTGGTGTTATCTCTATTGACTTTGAAAATACTGAAGGTGCTGATGTATTTGTCCGCTCCAAGATTGTTGGATTTGGCACTACTGCTAGTGGAATTGGCACTTACAGATTCTTGAGTGCTGGACAACCTGAAGGAAGTGAGAAGACAGTCCGCTTCCACAGCGACTTTGTTAATGCTTCTGGCATCACAACGATATTCTCAGTATCCAGGACTGATGTCACATCACTGAAGTCTTCTGTCAGAGTTGGTTACGGTATAACATCTGCACTTCATCAGATACTGGTCACACATGACCAAACTGATACCTTCATTCTACAGTATCCATTCATGTCTGTGGAGAGTAATACTGGTATCGGCACCTTTAGTTCCGATATTGATGGTGCTAACCTGGTCGTCAGATTCCACCCAGATTCTGGAATTACCGATACTATTTCTATTCAGGCATTCAGTGAGTTTATTCAGACAGAAAGTGATTTGAATAATACTCCACTCGACCTGGTTTATGGTAGCGTCAGAGAATCTCACATCGTTGCTAGTTATGATGCAATCAATGGCGATAGAGTTAATAAGACACAATTTACTCTGAAGCATGATGATGTCCCCATCTTCCAGAAGACAATTGAGCCTTCTGATACTGATGTATTGGAATTGGGAACTGGCACATTCACTGTAGCAGACCACTTCTTCAGAACTGGTGAAAGATTGACTTACACTCCAGGGTCTTCCTTCGATGGTGCTACCGTAAGCAGAATCCTTGATTCTTCTGGCACTGGAATATCCACTGAATTGTATGCAATCAGAGTCAGCTCAAATCAGTTTAGAGTTGCTACCAGTGAAGCAAATGCAAACGCTGGCACTGCAGTAACATTCAACTCTGGTGGAGACGGAAACGCCCACAGATTTGAAATGTTTAAGAAGATGGAGAAGTCGTTGGTCTCTATCAACGGTGTTGTCCAAAGTCCAATCTCATTCACTTCAGTAATTGTTGATTTGAGTGACAATGGTGGGTCCATTGGTGCAGCAGATACTTACTTCTCAGTTTCTGGAATCTCATCTATCTTACCTGGAGACCTTCTTAAGATTGATGATGAGTATGTTAAGGTTGATTCTGTCGGCATCGGCACAACAACTGATGGTCCAATCACTGGCACTGGGTCAGTCAATCTTATTAAGAGTATCCGAGGATTTGTAGGATCTTCGGCAACTACACACACTGATGGCACTGAGGCAAGAGTTTACCTTGGGTCATTCAATATTGTAGGAAGTGATATTCACTTCACTGAAGCACCAAGAGGTAATACTGGTGCTAACCGCGACTCTAGCAACTTACCATTCCCAGAAGCGTCATTTGGTGGTCGTGTTTATCTGAGAAATGATTACACAACTAACAAAATCTTTGATAATATCTCTAAAGATTTTACTGGAATTGGTGCAACTTACAGACTGACAGTTGGTGGAGCAAATACCACTGGTATTGAAACTGGAAGCGGCGTCCTCTTTATCAATGATGTATTCCAAACTCCAACAACTACAAACAACCTTGGAAACAACTACAGTTTTACTGAGTCGTCAGGTATCACCAGTGCAGTATTCACGGGCATAACCAATGATAGTGGAAATTTGATTCTTTCTGACTATGATGTCAATCAAAATCAGTTGCCAAGAGGCGGCGTAATCGTATCTCTTGGATCTACATCTGGTCTTGGATTTGCACCTCTGGTTGGTGCATCAGTAACAGCAGTTGTTGGTGCTGGCGGATCTATTGTATCGGTTGGTCTTGGAGCAACTGATATTGTTGGATCTGGTTACAACGGAATTGTTTCTATCGGCATCAGCGTATTCGAAGAAAATCATGTTGGTGATGTTGCATCTATCTCCGCTACTGTCGGTGCTGGCGGCACACTTTCATTCACAGTTGGTGCTGGTGGCACAGGATATTCAAATCCATCAGTATTTGTATCTGAGCCATCATACGAAAATCTTGAGGTTATAGGTGTTTCTAGACTTGGAATAGGTGCTACTACAGAAACTGGTGTAGGACTTCTCCTTTCACTCGAAGTTGGTGCAGCATCAACTAGCGTTGGTATTGGGTCAACCTTGTTTGAAGTAACTTCATTCAAGATTACCAGACCAGGTTATTCCTTTAGAAAGGGTGATGTATTCAAACCAGTTGGTCTTGTAACTGATAGAAACCTTTCAGCACCAGACAATGACTTCGAATTGACCGTTATTGATACATTCACGGATTCATTCTCTGCATGGCAGTTTGGTCAACTCGACTTTATCGACTCAATCAAGGATCTTCAAAACGGAAGTAGGACTAGATTCCCACTTTACTACAACAGTCAGTTGGTAAGTTTTGAAACTGACCCAGATGATGCACAGTCTTCTGAAATCGACCTTGATTCTATCTTGCTGATATTCGTCAATGGTGTAATACAAGAGCCAGGAGTACATTACAGTTTCGAAGGTGGCACATCATTCACATTCACTGAAGCTCCTGATGCGGATGAGAATATTGACATCTTCTTCTACAGAGGCACCAGAGGCACTGACAGTTCTGAAGTTGAAGTTAATGAAACCATCAAGATTGGTGATATTGTAGAAATCAGAAAGAGTAATTCTATCGATGATACTGTTGCCCAAGACCCAAGGACTGTTTATAGCATTCCTGCATCAGATAGACTGGAAACAAACATCTATCCTGGACCTGGCGTTGATAGCACCAACTTCAAACCACTTTCTTGGACAAAGCAGAAAGTAGACATCAATGTCGGTGGCGAATACATCTACAAGTCTAGAGATTCCATTGAAACTCAAGTCTATCCAACAGCAAGAGTTATTTCTGACTTCTCAACAACTGACACTGAAATTTTCCTGGATGATGCCAGATTCTTTAATTATGAGGAAAATGAATCCGCAATCGTCATCAATGAATTTGATGCACTGATAATTACAAATAGTAATCCAGTTGCTGCTGCAATCACCGCTGTTGTTTCTGCTGCTGGCACAATTTCATCACTCGATATTGTTAGTGGTGGGTCTGGTTATGTTGGGTCTTCTACAGCAATCTCAATCGCCGCACCTAAGTCCATTGGTGTTGGTGTTGGCACTACTGCCATTGCAACCGCAACGGTCACTGACGGTGCTATCACTGCTGTAACTATCACAAACGGCGGTATTGGATACACAGGAACAAATCCACCAAAAGTTATTGCACCAATTCAGGTTGCAACTCTTGAGAATATTGAGGATGTCACGACCGTATCAGGTTTCGCTGGTATTGTCACTGGTATCACAACTACTGCTGGTATCGGCACCGACCTGGCACTTCAATTCTTCCTCTCCTCCTCAAGCACTTTTGTTGGTCTTGATACTGGTTATCCAATCGTTATTTCAAATACACATATTGGATCTGGAGTAACTTCTATTGATAATCATGACAACTTCACCGTCGGAATTGGTACAACATTTGTTGACAACATCTATAAGATTCATGAGTTAAATCTTCCTTCTGGGTCTGGTGGAAGTGTTGCAAACATCAAGGTCAATATCTTGTCCACAACTGATGTTACAGGTCTTTCCACAGACGGTACAAATGTTGGCACATTCTCATGGGGTAGATTGTCAGGATTTACTAGAGGCACTTCGCCAATTTCCATCGGAGTTACTGGTCTGACTATTGACTCTGGATTGTCCACATTCCCATCGATCCAGCGTCGTGGATACGGTTTGAGAAACAACGGATCACTCAAAAAGGATCTAGGATAGTTATAAATACAGAAAAAAGCTATTTACGATGGCGGCAATTGTAACAGATCAGTTTAGAATATTAAACGCGGCTAACTTTATTGATTCCGTTTCTGATACTTCTAACTCATATTATGTCTTCGTTGGACTGGCAAATCCAACAACTTCTGGGTATGGTAGGGATACGGATTGGGATTCTGACACTCCCAATCCTACGGATAATATCGACTATATCAACTTTGTCGGTGACTCGATGATGTTTGGTAAGAAAGTAACCTCTAACAATGCTAGGCGTGTTGTTAGAAGAGTTGACTGGGTTAGAGGGACGAAATATGAAATGTATCGTCATGACTATAGTCTGACAAACTTGTCTCCAATATCTAAAGCATCTAGACTTTACGACTCAAACTATTATGTAATGAATAGTGAGTTTAAAGTATATGTTTGCTTAGATAATGGATCTTCAGGTATTAGCACAACAGGAAATGCTTCTGTAGACGAACCCACATTTACAGATTTGGAGCCTTCATCAGCAGGCACCAGTGGTGATGGTTATACCTGGAAATATTTGTTTACTGTCACCCCAAGTGACATTATTAAATTTGACTCTACGGAGTATATCGCATTACCAAGTGATTGGGCAACATCAACCAATGCTCAAGTATCTGCAGTAAGAGATAATGCTAACTCTGATGTAAATGAGAATCAACTGAAGAAAGTTTATATTGAAGAAAGAGGTGCTGGATACTCTCAGGGGTCACATGAAGTTAATATTCTAGGTGATGGTAGTGGTGCAAAAGTTGTCGTTGAAGTTAATAGCTCTGGTCAGATAACCAACGCTGTCATTTCTTCTGGCGGTAAAGGTTATACTTATGGAATGGTAGACTTAGGGTCAATCAATAGCAACTCCAGCACAAAGGCAGAGTTGATTCCAATCATCCCACCATCAAAGGGTCATGGATATGACATCTACAGAGAGTTGGGTGCCGATAAAGTCTTGATTTATGCAAGATTTGATGATTCAACCAGAGACTTCCCAATAGATACCAAGTTTGCACAGATTGGTATTGTTAAGAATCCAACTTCTATTGGGTCTACATCAGTCTATACTGATAATGAATTCTCATCGTTGAGTGCTATCAAATTCTCTTCGGTAACTGGGTCTGTTTCTATTGGTGAAAGAATCAGTCAGTCTATTGCTGATGAGACTGCCAAGGCGAAAGGTTTTGTATCAGCATATGATACAGAAACGAATGTCCTTAAGTTTTTCAAGGATAGGTCACTGTATCTGAATCAGACTAACTTTGACCATGTAGATTATGTCGGTGTATCAACTTTGTCCAAAGTCTTAGACTTTGAATCATCGGCAAATGCTGTTACTGGAACTGGTGGTTTCTCTGGGTCTATCGATACTGGATTTACTGGTATTAGCACCAATCCTACTGGCAACAAACTTATTTCACTTGGTATGCAATTTACAAACGGGATTGCCTCACCAGAGATAAATAAAGGGTCAGGAGATGTAATTTATCTTGATAACCGCCCAGTGATTTCAAGAAATTCTAGACAAAAAGAAGACGTTAAAATTATCCTGGAATTCTAAAAAATGCCACAAAAAACGAATCTCAATATAAACCCCTATTATGACGACTTTGACAAGGGAGATAATTTCTATAGGGTTTTATTCAAACCAGGATTCCCTATCCAGGCTAGGGAGTTAACGACTTTACAGTCAATACTGCAAGACCAATTAGAGTCTTTCGGTAGTCATATGTTTAAAGAGGGGTCGATGGTGATCCCAGGAAACATAAACTATGATTCCGAATATTACTCAGTAAAGATTAATGATGAGCATCTTGGCATTGATGTTTCAGTTTATGCCGACAGTCTGATTGGAAAGAGACTGAAGGGACAAACTTCTGGGATTGTTGCAGTAGTTGATAGTTACGAATTAACGTCAGAAGCAAAGGGAATTACTGCTCTGACACTGTTTGTAAAATATACAAGCTCTGGCACAGATAATTCTGTTGAGTATTTCACTGATGGTGAAATTCTTTTAACACAAGATGCTTTCACTTATGGAAACACAACCATTAGTGAAGGTGAAAGCGTAGTTACTCTGGTAGAAGAAGATGCGTGTGCTAGAGGCACAGCAGTTTCTATTGGAGAAGGTGTATATTTTATTAGAGGCACCTTTGTAACTGTTAATAAGGACAAACTGGTCCTTGATGCATACACTGGAAACTCATCATACAGAGTTGGTCTTACAATCTTAGAAGAGTTTGTAACTGCAAAGGATGATGCTTCACTGTATGATAATGCAAAAGGATATTCTAACTATGCAGCACCAGGTGCTGATAGACTGAAAATCTCAGCAACCTTATCCAAGAAGAGTCTGACTGACTTTACTGATAAGAGTTTCGTTGAGTTGATTAGAATTGATGAAGGTGAAATCAAGAAGTTACAGGATAAGTCAAATTATAATTTAATCAGAGACTACTTTGCTAAGAGAACTTACGAAGAGTCTGGGGACTATGCTGTAGGTAAGTTTGGTGTAGAGGTCAAAGAATCTCTGAATGATGGCATCTCAAATGAAGGTGTATTCAACAGCGACCAAACTACAGAGCAAAACAATACTCCTTCAGACGATTTACTTTCAATCAAAGTATCTCCTGGTAAGGCATATGTAAGAGGATATGATATTGAGTCTGTTGGTACAACTATCCTTGATGTAGAGAAACCAAGAGATACTCAAAGTGTAAGAAATTCTCTTGTCCCATTTGAGTTTGGGACCTTGATGAGAGTCAATAATGTATTTTCGACTCCTTTCATTGGTGTTAATAACGCAAACAACACTGTTGAGTTGCGTAGTCAAAGAAAGGCATCTGGCACACCAACCTCTGGGGCAGGAGTTCAAGTAGGTGAAGCTAGAGTATACTCATTCAGTGTATCTGATGCCCCTCATACTGGCGACACTACTGAGTGGGATTTGTATCTGTTTGATGTCCAGACATACACCAGACTGACAATCAATAATTCGATTGCAACTGGCGATGTCCCCAATACATCATATGTCAGAGGTGTAAGCAGCGGTGCAAGTGGATATGTTACGACTTATGGTGGCACTACAGAAGTAACCCTGACTCAAACTTCTGGGTCATTCATTGTTGGTGAGCAAATTCTCATCAATGAAAGAGAAGACCTTTCAAGGTCTATTCAGTCAATCAAAGTTTATGGCATTCAGGATGTCAAGTCCGTTTATCAAGACTCAAGTACTTTCTCAGGACTATCTGTAGACTTTGCTGCTGATACCGTATTGCAGAGTTCTCTGCCCAAGTCATTCAGCATCACTGATACTGTAACTATTACAAGTGGTGGTAATGTAACTTCTCCAGGAAATTCTTTCACTGGTATCAAAACTGATACTATTGTCAGATATCAAATTTCTGGTCTGAGCACAGAAACTTATAATAGAGTTGAATCTGTCGCTGCTGATGGGTCATCGATGACTCTAGTATCGATACCTAATGTTGATGGTATTTGTAGTGGAGCACTTCCTGCAGCAACTGAAAGTGTTACATTTGCTCTTGGACAACCTTTAGTTGGTGATAAGGGTGGTCTTTATGCAAACATTCCTTCAGAGGATGTTTCTGCAGTAAGCCTTGCAGATTCAAACCTGATTGTAACAAAGCAAATCACTGGAGAAACAACAGATAGTGACGGACAACTTGTAGTCCCAATCAGCTCTGTTGGAATTACCAGTGCACTGTTTGAATCTTTTGACGCTGAAAGATACAGCATCGTCTATAGTAATGGTGCCATTGAAGATTTGACATCCGACCAGTTTAGTTTAGATTCTGGTGGATCTCAGATTACCTTTACTGGTCTGACAGCATCACAATCTAATGTTGTAGTCAATACAACAGTCAAGAAAATTAAAATCAAGAATAAGACCAAAGAATTTAATAGAAGTGCAAAGATTAATATCACCAATACATCTTCGGGTGTATCTACCAGCACTTCAGGTCTTACAACCAGCTTCTTCTATGGCACCAGAGTTGAAGATAAAGAAATCTCTCTGAATGTCCCCGATGTAGCAAATGTTGTTGCAGTATATGAATCTCTGAATTCATCTTCACCTTCTCTTGATTCTTTAGACTTCCCATCAGGACTAGCACTCAATACAAATTCTATTCTTGGTGAGAAAATCACTGGTAGAACCAGTGGTGCCATTGCTCAAGTAGTTACAAGAGCTTCGGCAACCAATGTTGAGTTTGTATATCTCAACTCCAAGCAGTTTGTTGTTGGAGAAATTGTTGATTTTGAAGAATCCGACATCTCATCAACAATTCAAACAATCAATCTTGGCAACTATCAGAATATTACTAATAAGTATACTCTTGATAAGGGACAAAGAGAGCACTACTATGATTATTCTAGAATTGTAAGAAAGACTGATGGTTATATTCCATCACACAGACTTCTGGTAATCTACAACAACTTCACAGTACCTTCTAATGATGCTGGTGATGTCTATACTGTAGATTCATATGATGATGAAAGATACACAAGCGATATCCCAGCATTGCCTAGTGGTGTAAGAGCATCTGATATCCTTGATTTTAGACCAAGAGTTGCTCCATTCACTTCAACGACTTCATCTCCATTTGGTTTTGCTAGCAGAAACTTTGCAACTACTGGCACCAACCCAACACTGGTAGTTTCTCCATCGGAGAGCTCACTGATTGGTTATGACTTCTATCTGCCAAGAATCGATAGAGTTGTATTGGATAAGTTAGGTAACTTTAGTGTCATTAAGGGCGTTTCTGCTCTCAATCCTAAGGCACCTACCAATGTTGAAGAAGCAATGGATATTGCAACTATTGAATATCCTGCTTATCTTTATAATACCGACGATGCAGTTATCAAACTCGTCGATAATAGAAGATACACGATGAGAGACATCGGTAAGATTGATGACAGAGTTTCAACTTTAGAAACTTTAACATCACTCTCTCTGCTTGAGTTGGATACCAAAACATTCCAAGTCAGAGATGCTGATGGTTTCGATAGATTTAAGTCTGGTTTCTTTGTTGATGACTTCAAGGATGTATCCAGACTTGACGCTAAACTGAGCACAGTAAATGTTGATGTTGTTGCTAGAGAGTTGCTGACTCCTATCGACTTCTACTCAGTAAAACCAGAAATCGCTATTGACCCAGCACTTAATGCTGATACTGCAGATTTCTCAGATGACCTTACTCTCTTGGACACTAATGTCCAGAAGACTGGTGATTTGATTACTCTGAAGTATGAAGAGAAAGGATGGATTGAGCAACCTCTAGCATCTAGAGTTGAGAATATCAACCCATTCAACATGATTCTCTTCACTGGTGTTGTAGAATTAACACCAAGCTCTGACAACTGGGTAAGAAATATCTATGTTGACGGTGGTGAGAGAACAATCACTGGTGACTTCAACGGGTCTTATATTGAAACTGTCAAGATTTCTAGCAGACCTGACGAATACATCAGGTCCAGAAATGTTGCATTTGCAGCAGGTGGTCTCAAGCCTCTGACAAGATACTATCCATTCATGGATGGCACCAGTGGTATCGATATTACTCCAAAACTCATCGAAATTGAGATGAGTTCTGGTGTATTTGAAATCGGTGAAACTGTCCAAGGTTTCATTGGTGGCACCAGACTGTTTAGTGCAAGAGTAATTCAACCTAACCACAAGACAGGCACATATAACAATCCAACAACCACATATAGCCTCAACCCATACAATACTAGCGTAACTCTTCCAACTGAGTATTCACAATCCTCAACTGTCCTTAACCATGATTCAGAAGCACTTGCTGATGAAGTATCTGGTAAGTATAGTGGTTTTGTTACCGTTGGAATGACACTTCTGGGCGAGACCAGTGGTGCTGAAGCAACCGTATCTAATATCAGAGTTGTTACAGATACCTTTGGTGATGTTGGTGGCACATTCTTCTTCAGAGACCCATTAGCATCCCCAACTCCACCACTGCGTTTCAGAACTGGCACTAAGACCTTCAAACTGACATCAAGCTCCACCAACGCAGAACCTCTGCCAGGAAGTCTCCTGATTAGTAAGGGTCAGACCACATACGCTACTAGCGGTAGAGTTGATACCTTCAGACAGACTAGAGTTACTGTTAGAACTCCACCCCCACCACCACCAGCTCCAGCACCACAGAGAGGCGGTGGTAAGGACCCACTGGCACAGTCATTCACAGTTGATGAAACTGGCGCATTCCTCACATCTGTTGACCTATTCTTTGCTAATAAGGATGATAACCAGAAGGTAACAGTTGAAGTTAGAAATGTTGAGTTGGGCACACCAACTGACCAAATTGTTGATGACTTCGCAAGAGTTACATTAGACCCATCTCAGATTACTACATCTACAGATGCTAGTGTAGCAACGAATGTCAAATTCCCTGGTCCAGTTTATCTGCAACCAAATACAGAGTATGCTCTGGTATTACTCTCGCCATATTCAGATAATTATGAAGTCTGGATTGGTAGAATGGGTGAGAAGACCGTCAATACGACGACTCTCCCAGATGCAGAAAGCGTAATCGTCACCAAGCAATACATTGGCGGAAGTCTCTTCAAGTCTCAAAACGGGACTATTTGGACTGCAAACCAGTTTGATGACATGAAGTTTAAGTTGTATAAGGCAGAGTTTGCAACTAACCCAGGCACTGCATACTTCTACAACCCAACTTTAGATACAAACCATGATTCTGCTAAGTTGAATTCTAACCCAGTTAGAACTCTTCCAAGAAAACTCAGAGTTGGTATTACAACCACTACAGCGCTGAATGATGTCCTGAAGGTTGGTAGAAAGGTAAGTGATACAACTGCCGCTGCTGGACCATACGGTTTCATTGAAAATGTTGGTGGTAGAGTTAATACTCTTGCAAGCACATTGGTTGGTGCTGGATACAGCAATGGCACATTTACTGGTGTCCCTCTGTATTCCATCACAGGATCTGGCACAGGCGCAGAAGCAACACTGGTATTCGCAAGTGGTGCATTGTCCAGCATCTCTGCAGTAACAACCGCTGGTAATGGATATGCGGTTGGCGATATCCTTGGCATTACAACTTCGAGTGTTGTCAAGGGTAGTGGAGCACAGATTACAGTATCCGCTCTGAATGGATTTGATACTCTGTATCTGACCAATGTCCAAGGTGAAGAGTTGACTGCAGGTCAAGACTTGGTTGTTTATAATGGAGCAACTGCTGTTTCTTATGCAAACACTGATATTCTTTCTTCCGCAACTGTAAGCAACCTTTATGATGGAAGAGTATTGGAAGTCACCCAATACAACCATGGTATGCACGCTGACAATAACATTGTCACACTTTCAGGAATTGAGCCTAACACGATTCCAACAACTCTTGACGCTTCTCTGGGTATCAGCAGCACGACTATTTCTGTTGCAAACACCAGCATATTTGCCACATATGAGGGTATCTCAACAACTTCTGGATACCTCAAGGTAAATGGAGAAATCATGTTCTACAGCGGAATCACCGCTGGGTCTGGTGGTGCTGGCACAATCGGTATCAGCACAAGAGGTGTTGATGGGTCTCTGGTAAGGTCTCATGGTATTGGTGATAGAGTATTCCCATATGAGTTGAATGGCATCTCACTCACTAAGATTAATACTCAGCACAATATGCCTTCAGATACAACTCTCAAGGGTGCTAGAGACATTGATAAGTATCACCTGCAAATCAGCAGAGGGTCTAGAACTTCTGGTGATTCTCAGTTGAGTTTCACTGATGAAAATTCTGTTGGTGGAGATAATGCTTCTTCATCCAGAAACATTCAATTCAATACCGTCACGCCACAGTTTAATGTCATAACACCTGGTGAGACCACAACTATCTCTGCACAAGTCAGGACAGTAAGTGGCACCAGTGCTGACGGGTCTGAAGCATCATTCATTGACCAAGGTTATGAGTCTGTTGAAATCAACAACGAAAATGAGCTTTCTTCGACAAGAATCGTTGCTTCTAAGGTCAATGAAACTACCAGACTGACTGACCTTCCTAAGAATAAGTCATTCACGGTTGGTCTTACCCTCAATTCTTCAGATAAAAATCTCTCACCAGTTATTGATACACAGAATGCAACTGTTATCTACGGTAGAAGCAGACTGAATTCACCAATCTCAAACTATGTAACTGATGGTGATGTCAATCTGGTTGAGGGTGATCCACATACCGCAGTTTATGTAAGCAGAAAAGTTTCTCTGGAGCAACCAGCATCTTCTCTGAAGGTTATCTTGGGTGCATACAGACATTCATCTGCAGATTTCAGAGTCCTCTATCAACTCTTTAGAGCAGACTCTAGTGAAGTTGAGCAATCATTCGAATTATTCCCAGGTTATGACAACCTGAAGGATACTGATGGTGATGGCTTCGGTGATGAAGTAATCGATTCTTCACTCAACAGTGGTAGAGCAGATTCCTTCATTCCTGCAAACAAAGATGGAGAATTCTCCGAATATCAATTCACCGTTGATGGTCTTGAGCAGTTTGTAGGATTTAGAATCAAGGTTGTCATGAGTGGCACCAATGAGGCATATGCGCCCAAATTCAAAGACATGAGAGTGATTGCCCTTGCATAATATGGAAAGAGTTGAAGGACACAAGCACCTGTTTCGTGAGGATTCAGGTGCTATTGTCAATACTGATACTAATGGTTATAATCAGTATGTTAAACTGAGATCGGAAAGAAGGAGACAAAGAGAAGAAATAGACGGTCTAAAACAAGATATCAGTGAAATCAAGTCCCTACTTATGGAGATCATCAATGGACCCAAACTCAATTCAACTGGAAACAATGACCAGAATGTTTGAATATGAAAAACATTCTAGACTTATTGATGAATTAAATATTGATGAGTTGAGAGAATGTGCTAAATCTTACTGCAAACTTTATTTGAAGCAGCAAGAAGTTGTCAGTAGTTTTGGTCGCCTTGATTCTGGTTTGACATAAATACTTCTAAAGACCAACTTTACCATGGCAGTTTACGTCAGTAATATTGTTATCAATACCAGCACGACATTCGCTCAGTCATATACCCTGGAAAATATCAATACA